TAGCCTTCGATCAATGCAGCATCAGACCAGCCAACCCCGTCCGTACCGCGAAACGCAATTACCCCCAGGCGATCATTGCTCACCACCTCCGTATAGCTGCCGTCTGTTGATCCACCAGATCTGCTTAGATCCAGAATGGGGGCATAACCCGCACCGGCCCCAGGGTAAGAAATTAAGGAAACTCCGCCGTATCCAGCGCCTGTCTGTACAACGGCCAATTTCTGATCAAGCCTTATATTGTTAGTTGCAGTAGACGTGCCAACTAACAGGCGGCCTGCGCTGTCGATGCGGACGCGTTCGGTATTGCCATTTCCAAACGCTAGGGGAGTTGCTGTTGTTGTCGAAAGAAGTGTGTATCCGGTAGAAATTTGAATCTGGAAATCTGCATCTGTTGAATTGGTTGCGTATAGCGCTCTTTGTAAAGACGCACTTGCGGAAACGTTGATGTTGAATTTACCTGTTGAGCTTGACGCACCAATCCCAACATTCCCGCTCGCATCAACAAACAACCGCCCCGTGCCATTAGTTGAGATGGCTACTGTGTCGGTGCCGGCAAGGTACATGCCGTTGCCGCCGTCCGACTCGAACGCGAAGCCAGGTGCTGCCGCGGTGCCATCAGGTGCGCCGCGGAGCAGTTCCTCGATCGTGATGCGCTTGTTCTTGTTGGCGGCCGATGCCTCGCTGATGTCAACGATCGGCAGGTAGTCGCCTGCAGCAGGCGCCGTAAGCGCTGTCAGGTCAGAGATCTTACGGTCGGCCATGTGCTATCAGGACTCGTACACTATGTTAACGGTACCAGCATCGAAGGTATCTGGCGTGCTAGTGCTAGTCAACCGCACTTGTGTCAGCACTGCACCCAGGGTGGCATCACCGGCACCATAGGTGCTGACCGTGGTGCCTGAAACTGCAGCGCGCTTTATGTTTGACGTATAAACCCAATTGTTGCCGTCAACCCTGATCATGTGCACTATGCCTGAGTTCAGATATGTGCTGGCATTTCCAGGTTGCAAAAGAAAGCCAGCGCTGCTGTATTGGCTGACCGTTCCTGTCACTGCCTCCGAGTTGGAGTTGTAACCGCTTGTGACAAAACCGCTAGCGGTGCCAAGCTGAACGATTAGCTCATTGCTGCCGTTAGTGCTGACGCCATAGAGCATCATGGTGATCCGGTTGGCCCAGCTTGGGATGCTGCCAAATGTGATCGCCGTGCCAGACGTGGATGCCTGAGCGGTTGCGCGTCGAGTTTTTTTGAGGCCGAGGTTAACTAGGCTTGCATCGCCAACCTCAATGTAATCTGTGCCGCCACCGTTGCCGATATACAAAGCATGATCATCTGAATCGACGTACCACTGATAGGCAAACTTGCTGGCCGGCTGCCCTGATCCACTGTTGTTGGTGCGGATCGCCGCCAACGCATCATTAAGGTCAGCGCGAAATGCTGCACCAGCCAGGTTGGCAATGTTGTAGTCATGTTGCGCCATTAGGTGATCTCCTTGCCGTAACCAACGGCGGTGTATTGGAAGTTGCGTGCGACTGGCTTGTCGCTGTTGTCCTGGATCACAAGATCAACGCCAGTGCGCGATAACGTGTCCAGTGTATAGTAGTCGCCGCTATCTGCGTTGAAGATGGTGATTCCCATCGTAGGCGACTGGTAGAAGTTGTCAACGAAGTCGATCAGGAACGGTCCAGCAGCAGTGCCGGTGCCGGTGCCCGGTCCAGTTGCGGTGAACTTGGTGCCAGGGTTGTTGTTGGCCGCGCCGATCAACGTGAAGTTCGTCGTGCCTGCGGCCACGATGGTATAGTCCCTGCCAGCCTGGATTTCTGCTGCTGCGTTCAGTGTGTCGCTTACGTCTGAGATCTCGGCACGCTGCTGCATCTCGACTGTAACGCCGACATCAGTAATCAATATGTTCTGCGATGGGTCGATGGTTGTTGCGACCACCTTGAACTGGAATGCACGACCTCGGACCGTTGCGTTGGCGAACTCGCGCCATTCGCCCCAGGCTGGCGACCCCGACGGGTTGTCGGTCGTGCTGCGGACATACATCGACGCATTCGGGCCATCGGGCGCAGCATCGTCGATCAGACCCCAGTCGTCGATGTAAAGCGTTTTGTCATCAATCAAGGCGCCGGCCGCCAGCGTGGTGAACTCAAGCGTCCGTCTGATGTTGATGTCGTAGACCTGGGTCAGGTCAAGCGTGTCACCCAGCTCGTAGGTACCTGCCGGCAGGATGTCGCCGATGCTGTCGATTGAGCCAAGGTCGTCCCAGGTGCCCATGTCATCCACCAGCACCGTGCCCGCCAGCAAGATGCCCTCGGATTCGGCCGAGTAGAACATGCCGGTGAAGGTGCCATCAAACGGCGGATGTGTGTAGGTCTGGACGATCAGCCGCGGCAATGGCGTCGGCAGGTCGACAATGATTGCGGACGCCGTGCTGCTGCGGTTGCCGGTGTCGTCCTCGAACTTGAGCAGATAGGTCCCCTCCAGCAATGGCACCTGCTTCTGGGTCTGGCCACCGGCCGCCGCGGCAACGATCTCCTGCGCATTTTCCCACGATGCACCGGTCAGCACCGGTTGGTGCCGGATCAGAACCTTGCCGTTCAAGATCACATCCAGCTCTTGGCTGCGGTTCCAACTGATGACGGCCGAGGCCTCATCGATCGCAACCAGGCTGAGGCCAGTGGGCGACGCTGGGGGAGCCGTCTTGCCCAGGGCGGTGATGGTATTGGTGGCGGGCGACGATGAGCGAAGGTTGGTGGGGCTGACGCTGTAGACCTCGATCTGATAGACGCCTGGCGTGGTGTCGAGGATCTCGTAGTCAGGTCGCTGAACAGTCAAATCAGTCCAGTTGTTGTCCTCCAGTCGGTACCTAAACCTGTAGGTGCCAATGCCATCGACTGGAACCCAACTGATCACCAGCTTTGACTGGACGACGCCGTTGTTGTCGTAGAGCGCTTCAGTTGCCGTGACCCCAGTTGGCGCCGGAGGAATGACGTTAAGGTTTGTGACATCACGCTCTTGCAGCGGTTGACTGCGCTCGATGTAGTCGTACTTGCTGCTGTTGTACGCCATCGCAGTGATGCTGTACTGCGCTTGGTCTTGCTCGGTGATGCCGATCACGCGCCAGGTGGAGGCTTCGATGTCAGCGGTTTGATAGATCCAAATGCTGTTTGGGTTAGGCGCTGCTGAATAGGCGCTGCTGACCGTGATCACACTGCCGACGATGGATGACACCGTTTTGGATTCAACCGCACCGGTTGGCAGGATCACCGACAGCGTCGGGCTGGTCCCGAGCACCAAGCCAGTGGCACTGTCGACGGTGATTGCTGTTGTCGTTGCGGAGGTGATCCGCCCACCACGGCGCTCGGAGCTGCGGGTGGGATCGGAGACCTCGATCACCTGCCCCGGGCGCACCACCACACCGGCATCGATGGATGTCGTGAAGCTGATCACCTCGCCTTCGTAGCGGTTGGTGTAGAGCAACCACTCGCCAAGCCTCCGTGCTTGCTTCCGGCTGGTGCAGGCAAAGGCGCTCAGTTCTGTGGTGATCACGCCAAAGCGGTTGATCCCGTCGCGGTCCTCGACCACTTCCTTGGCGATGTCCCGCAGCTCCAGATCCAAGTAGCTGACCACAGCTACCGTCGGCTTGGACTTGAGACTGGCGCCTTCGTAACTGAAGCCTTCGGGGGTGATGTTTGCCAGTGTGAATAGGTACGCCGGATCTTGCGGCTTGTCTTGATTGATTGTCAGTGCGCCCGCAGACCAATATGGCATCACTCGGAATACCGAGCACATGTCACTGATCAGCTTGTACGCTTCCTCTGCTGTTTGGATATTAACGTTGCAGGAGAATCTAGGCTCGCCGTCAACTTGCTCCGAGCAGTATTGCGATGCGGCGTAGAAAGCGAACTTGTCAAGCTGCGCAGCAGTGATGTGATCGCCAAATCCATAGCGAGTGCTGGTCAGCAGATCCCATAGAATCCAAGCTGGATCCGTGGTCCACTGAGCGGCTCCAAAGGTGCCGTCCCACGCGCCAGAGTATGTGATGCTGCCATCGACGGCGCTGATCGTGCCATTGCTAGGGATCAACACCTTGATGCCGCGCACCAGATAGCTGCGGGCCGGGATGTTGCTGAACTGCTCAGCGTCAACGCGAATGCCGATGAGGGCGCTGTTGCCGTAGCGCAACTTGGCGCGGGTGATTTCGGTGTAGCTGGTCCACTGAAACGCGTTGCTGACTTTCGCGCTTGTGGAGTCCGGCGTGATGCGTGAGACGCGGATGTTGACCGGGAATGCACCATCAAGCTCGATCTCGTAATCGCGCTGATACTTGTCAGCAGATCGCCCCTTGATGGTGCCATTAAGGCCGTTCACCTTGGTTTCAAATCCGCCGCCGGCATATTGAACCTCAATCTTCAACTCAAAGCTCTGGCCGACGATGTCGCCTTGGTTGTTGAAGGCCTGGAGTTGCGGCACCGAGATGGTGATCCGCACCGCGTCAATGCTGTTGTCGGTGATCGTGCGAACGACAGGCGTGTCCTTTTCGACGGTGACGCCAACTGGGATTTCGTTTGCAGGCCCAGAGCCGAACGGAATTGGCTGCTGCACTGTTGAACCAGTGCCAGTGCGCTCATGCCATTCGACATTCTTAAAATTAAACTCACCGCTTTCATTAACTAACGGTGTGTTATCCAAAAAGATAGATTTCGCGCCATCCTTCAAGCCATAGATCTCGCCTTCGCTGATTAGGTCGATGACCTCGGCGTACTGCGTTGAAATCAGGTTGTCTTTGGCTTCCGATGGCGACCGGCCACCACTTGCGCCGCCTTTGCCGCCGATCATGCCTTCACCTGCACGGTGTCAATGCCAGCGCTGACTACCACGCTACCGACTAGGGTCTCGCCGTAGACAATCGGAACCGGCACGCCCTGACGGCTGGTGTTCTGCACACCGCTAAAGCTATAGCTCTTGCGCGGGTCGTTGGCGCCGTCATTGCCGAGCGATAGCTGGGGAGTTGGCGTCAGCAGTCCAGCCACACCACCAAGGGTCATAAATAAGCCAATGCTTGCGACTAGGCCCTTCACCGCAATCGGCGCCGACAATCCAAGCGTGCCAATCGCAGCAGCGCCTGGAATGAAGAACGAGCCGATAACCAGTGCAACTCCCAGCAAGATTTGGCCCACATCTCCGCCAGCGCCGCCGATCACGGGGATGATGCGAATCTCCTGTTGCCCGGCTGGATGGTGCAGGTCATCAAGCGTCAGGCCAAAGCCGCCAACCGTGACGCGGTAGTACTGGGCGCTCATGTGCCGCTCCAGCCATGGAAAATTGACCAGCAGAAATCGGATGGCCTCGGCGGCACTGCTAACGGCTGCCTTGAACGTGCGTTGTCCAAGCAGCTTGGCAAGATGGCCGTAGACCCGAATCGTCTGCATATCTCAGTTTAAGCCCTGTGCACTTCTGCAACCAGCCACCATAGATGTCGCGGCTGCTTAGTCGATTGCGCAGTTGATGCAAGACCAATTGATCGTCGATGTAAACACCACAATGATTAAGGCCGCGGTTGCCGATCTGAAATAGCAACAGGTCGCCGTATTCAAGGCTTTCATCCGGCAGTAGTTGCCGGAACCCGGTCGACTCCCAGCAGTCGGCGAACATCGGCTGCTGTTCGAACTGCTCGGCCGTTGGCGGCCGCGGCCAATCCCGCAGCACCAGACCATGATGCTCGTACCAGTCCCGGGCCAGGCTCCAGCAATCGGTCACGCCCCACACCCAGCGGCGGCCAACCAGCGGCGGCCGGTAGCCGCACGGCAGCAGCTCATCACTCCACTCACCGGTTGACGGCGACACGATGAACCAGGGCAGCCCGCTGCGCTCGATCGCGGTGCGGTCCACCTCGCTGGGTGCCGGTGGTGTGTGCGGGTGGCTGTGGACCACGGCCAGGATTTCGCCGGCATCCTCGGCCGCGGCGAAGTCGATCGGGTCGAGCACGAACAGCTCGTCGCCGCTGCCGATGTTCTTGCAGGGCCAGTAGCGCTCCTTGCCTTTGACCACCACGAGCAACCCACAGGCTTCGCGTGGGTATTCAGCACGGGCGTGCTCCAGTGCAGCGTCGCGCCAGGTCATGTGTAATAGGAGCCAACGCCTGGGAATGCGCCGAACGGTAGGACGCCCTGGTCGCGCAGGGTGTAGTTCCTACTGGGCGGCGAGAACGTGTAGGTCTGCGACGACTGCGCTGGGATCGTGTAAAACTCGAAGGTCCCGCTGTTTCCCGTGACAGTAGCCGCATAGGTCGTCTGCACCCATGACGAATAAAAGTACTCCGCATCAGCATTGGTGTAGATCGCGCTCACCTTTGCGTTGGCGGTAGATGGGATGCCCGGGCCGACGATGAACTGGCCCACTGCGA